GGATCTGTTTCCCGGATATAATTTTAATCTTCGGGGTAGCGCTTATAGAAGCGATAGTGTTACACCTCTTGGTCCAAACAAAGTTCTTATTGAGTTTCGTGGATATGGCCTTAAGTCGGATTCTAAAGAAGACAGGGAAACGAGGATCAAACACCACAACAGTATATGGGGTCCATTCGGTAGAAACCTACACGAAGACCTTATAGGTGTCGCTGGTCAAGGTACGACTATGCGTGAGGGAACTGAAAACAGAAACATATTACATGGTCGTCATGAGAACTACACCATTCACGATGAGGTAGGTATGAGGCACTATTATCAGGAGTGGGGAAAATGGATGGGGATAAATCCAGCGAAAGCAGCGTAAAACCAGTATCGGTTAGTGTTGGCGAGAATAGTTTTGAGCTTGTGTTAAGAATACTAGGTAACGAATTTGTAGCTATTAAAATAGGCAGTACAAACTTTAGCGGTAAACTAATTGCGGGTGGCGTGTTATTACTTTTCTTTACTTTTATGCTTATGGAAGTGTTCGGACTGTCTAGAATTCTAGGAGTCGAATAATGCCTAAAGTTAATGAAAACACAGAAGTTGCACTCCCTTTAAAAAACATGATTAGCCTTATAGCAGCAGCTAGTATTGCTACATGGGCATACTTTGGAATTATAGAGCGTCTTAATAAAATAGAAACTAATGTTACTATGATGGACGCAGATGTAGGTCAAAATACAGAATTTAGAATTAAATGGCCACGGGGTGAAATGGGTGTATTACCTGCAGATAGTGAACAGTATATGTTAATAGAGCATATTACAGGTGAGCTAGAAAAACTACAAACAGATATTGAAAGTGGTAAAGCACCATATGATCAACAACAAAAGCTTACATTAGAGTTTTATGAAAAACGAATAACTAATTTAGAATCACACATCGAAACTATGAGACATAATGGAGCTAAATAATGGTAGAGACTCTTTTTGTTTTATTTTTAACGCTCGGTGGTGAAGCTAAAGAATGGACACCACACTTTAAACTATCAGATTGTCTTGCCGTAAAACGTAGAATTGATAGAAACGTAGGATCAGGACATTTATATAGCTGTAAAAAAGAAAAAGTGTCTTTAAAACAAGAAGGCGATAAATACATTATTGTAGACTTTGTGGAGGAATAAATGATTGAAGTTGGCGGTGAAAAGTTTAGTGGTCTTAATAAACCTAAAAGAACACCTAACCATCCTACAAAGTCACATGCTGTAGCAGTTAGAAATCCAGCAACAGGCAAACCAAAGCTTATTAGATTTGGTAGTCAAGGCGCTAAAGGAAGCCCTAAAGGAAGCGCAAGAAATAAAGCGTGGAGAGCTAGGCATCAAAAGAATATTAATAAAGGTCCGATGAGCGCAGCTTATTGGGCAGCTAAAGTTAAGTGGTAAGTCCTTGCATTAAGGTTTGTACTTTAGATGAAACAAATACTTATTGCATAGGCTGTAACAGAACACTACAAGAAATAAGAGACGCATACATAAACCCAGGAGCGGTAAATGAAAGTAGGAAGATATCAACAAGTAAAACCAGTAGCGCCTCCCAAAAAGACAACAGAGCGTAAAACGCCTTTGTCACAACCGGGAGTGTATAATCAAAAAGCAATGGAAGGTAGTAAAGCTATTTACAGCGGTAATAGCAATGATGGAAAATACTGATGGCGCAGCAAGGTTTTAAAGAAAAAGTTACTGATGAACAGCTAGTCAATATCATTGAGCAAGGTATTATGAACTCTGCAGGTGATTGGCTAAATAGTTCTGATTTAACTAGAGAACGTTTAAAGGCAACCTATGAATACGCAGGGGTTCCTTACGATCATTTATCACCGCAAGGTGTCAGCACAATTGTTGATACGGGAACCACAGAAGTTATTGAAGCTTATACTGCCGTATTATCAGACTTATTTTTAAATAATAATAAAATCGCTCGATTCGTACCTTACGATGAAACACCTAACTCTTTTAAAATAGCAAAAGACGCAAGCAGCTTAGTCAATTATTGTATCTTTAAAAAGAATAAAGGTTGGGAAATACTACAATCATGGATGAAGTCTTCTTTACTTTGGAAAAATGCAGTTCTAAGATGGGACTACATTGAAGATTTTGACTATGTAATGGAAGAATACGAAGAGATTGATGAGGCTAAACTTGATGAAGTACTTGCAGATGAAAATTTAGAAATCGTCGGCGAGCTAACGCTCAATCCACTTGCGGATGTAGTATCGTATGTTGATGTTAGGCTCAGAAAGAAAATAGATAAAAGCAGAATAAAACTAGAATTAGTACCCCCGGAAGCGTTTAGAATTTCGGAAGATGCAAAAGATATTGAAGATGCTAATTTTGTAGGTATACAAACCGATGTATCAAGATCTGATTTAAGAAAATATTATCCTGAATGGGCAGATAATCTCACTGAAGAAGAATGGAATGAACTCGGAGACGGTGTACAATGGTTAGGTGCAGGTAAATATAGTGAAGATGTAGCGGCACGAAAAGAAATAACAGGCCAAAGATACTGGCAAGGTTCTCAATCCTCAAGAACTGATAGTGTTTCAGAAGCAAATAGAGAAGTCACACTGACTGAATCTTGGCTAAGAGTAGATCGTGATGGTGATGGTATTGCTGAATTAAAACATTTTATAACAGTAGACAATCACATCTTATTTGAAGAAGATTCAGAGTTTGTGCCTATGGCATCGATAGTTCCAATTGATATTCCACATGAATTCTTTGGTTTGTCTATGGCAGACTTTGCAAGAAGCAGTACATTAGCTAGTACAGCAATTCTTCGTGGATTTGTAGAAAATACTTATCTCACTAACTATAGTCCAAAACTAGCAGACCCTAATGTAGTAGATTTTAGTGCGCTTCAAAATATGAAGCCAAAACAAATCATACCTACAAATGGTAATCCCACTGCGGCAGTAGCCGCTTTACCACCCGAAGCCATTTCAACAGGTACGGGTGCAGTACTAGAACACTTACAGCTTATTAAAGAACAAGCTACAGGAATGTCTAAGGCCGCGCAAGGACTTAATGATACTCTTTATGTATCAGGAAACTCCGAGCAAAAGCTTAGCGCTGTTCAATCAGCAGCACAAAAACGAATCCAGCATATCGCGCGTAGATTTGCGGAAACTGGATTTAAGCGGTTGATTAGTGGCATATACGAAACTATGGTTAAAAATATGAAAGGACAACAGTCTTATAATTTAGATGGTGTTTATAGAACTATTAACATGGATACCTTACCTTCTAAAATGGATGTTGAAATATTTTTAGACATAGGAGAAAATAGTAATGCTAGTTTAATTGGAAAGCTAGGAAAAATAGGTGCAGAAATATTACCTTCTCTTAATGATCAAGGATCAGGAATGGTAATAAAACCAGAAGCACCAGCAGTTCTTGCAACTAAACTTATTGAAGCTATGAATATTGATAGTAATGATTTTCTTGAAGATTATACAACAAATGAGTTTAGACAAAAGGCAGCTCAAGTTCTAGAAGAACAAAGTAAAGCAAAGAAAACTGAAAAAGAACTTACAGAACGTAAACAAGCTGCAGAAGCAGCATTATCAGAAGCAAATGTAAATTACACAATTGCTCAAGCTAAAAATACAATGGATGATAACTCTAAGCAATTAGCAGTTTCCATTGATAAACATTTTCAAGAATGGGCTGACCTTGCTATTAAGGCAGTTAAAGAAGGTGCGACATTGCCAGAGCATCCATCTTATGATCAAATCATAATGTTGGCGCGGCAAATAATTAACCCACCGCAACAACAACCACAACAGGAGGCTATGCAGAATGGCACACTCAACAATTAGTAAACTTGGTGTAGGCGGCACTCAGGCTGGTACTGCAGTAACAAGTACTTCAGGTAATAAAACAGTTGTATTTACAAATGAAACAGACTCTGTAATTACACTTGATCTTAAATGCGCTGGCTCAATTAATGCATCTGATAAAGGCATTAAAGTTCCAGCAAAAGAATTTCTTAATTATACACATGTCGGTGGACATGGTGCTTGTGTAATGGAAAATGTAAAAACTGCGCATGGTACAGCGGCTCAGACAGATGAGCGAATTTACATTCATCATCGCGTATAAAGAATATGGATAAATACCGCAAGACAGCTGAGAAGAGGCTGAGTAACGATAAATCATACGGTAATCATAAAATTCATCCCGAAGAATTAGCGCGAAGGGCGCATGTTAGAGGCCACTTTGCTGCCAAAGAAAGGGATGAATTTTTTGATGAAGTATATGGGGAAGTCCTAGTAGACTTCTTTGTTGAATGGCTCAAGACGGAGTCACATGAAACAAAATCTCGAGAGTTTCTCTACGCTTCTGCAATGGCACTAGGTAGTGTTAAGCAGAAAATGACCGACTTCGAGATGTACGGTAAAAATGTACCGCACCTTATGGAGGACAACGATGACAGTTCGGAAAATTAATCACGAAGAACTAGTAAAGAATTATGATACAATGATTGAAACGCTTGAGTATGACTCAATGCGTAGCGCTGGTAAAGCAAAACTTAATGCAGAGGTATTAGTTAGCTTACACAATTTGCGCGATCGTTATTCAAAAAAGATTAAAGCTCACCCCGTTAAAAAGGAGGTAAGTAATAATGGATAATCCAGAAGCACAAAAAGACTCTACCCAATTGGATGATTCTAATGCAATGGAACAAAGTCAAACTGAAGAGGCATTGCTGGCTGACATCATACGAAATTCTGATTTCGTTGATACTCTACCCGATGAGCAAGTACCACAGTTAGACGCGGAAGAATCTGATGACGAAGACCCAAAAGAATCAGAAGAAGCCGATAACGTAGATGATGAAGAAGAAGTAGAGACAGAAGAAGAAGAAGCAACGGATGCGGATGACGAGTCTACCCAAGAAGCCGATGTATATACTACTGATGATCTCGACTTAGAAGCGCAAGTACTCGTAAAAATAGATGGCGAGGATGTTGCAGTTTCTTTTAGTGATCTTATAAAAGGTTACTCTACCGAACAACATCTTTCTAACGAGGGTCGTAAACTTGGTGATGCACGTAAAGAAATGGAGGCCGAATACAATGGAAAAGTTCAAGAACTTAGCAACATGGCTAAGGCTTCCGCAACAATGCTTTATAGTGCTGAAGAACAGCTTTCTAAAGAATACCATGATCTTGAAAGAAAAATTAACACTGCTCGTGAAGAAGGTGATACCTATCAAGTTAATGAACTTAAAGACCAACGTGAACAAGTTCAAAAACAATATTGGAATGCACGTAATCAACGCGAAGGAATGGTTGAAGCAGTTCAAAAACAAGCTGAAGATCAAACTGCTAAAGCTTGGCAAGAACAGCTAAAACATTTTCAAGAAACAATACCTACTATGATTCCTGATTTTAATGAAGAAACAGCATTAGCTATCAGAGAATTTGCAGAAGAAAAAGGCATACCTAGCGAATTGTTAGATACCGTTGCTGATCCTGTACTCATCAAATTTGTTGATGATTTTAGGCGTTTAGAGCAAGGAGTATCTACAGGCAAAGCTAAACGTAAAGCAACTTCTGTTAAAAAAGCGCCATTAAGAAAAGCAAGAACTAAATCTCAAAAGAAAATTGAGGCAAGTGAAGCTTTAAGACAACGTGCGCTTAGTGGGGAAGGTAGTGAAGAAGATCAAAAGGCATTTCTGAGGAGTATGGCTGAACGCTCATTAAACATATAACCTTGGAGGTTTAAGACTATGGCTAACAATCTTGGTGTTCGCGGCAGTGGAGGTCCACAAGGACCAGCTCGCGGAACTGGCAAAGATGTCTCACAGCGTGAGGATCTTGCAAACTTTATCACGATGATTACTCGTGATGAAACCCCTTTCACTTCATCGATCGGTAAAGCAAAAGCTACCGCCATTTATCACGAATGGCAAACCGATCAACTAGAAGCTCCCGGTAATTCACGAATTGGTGAAGGTACAGACTGGATTGCGCCTGACGCAACTGGTTCTGGCGGTACAGGTGCAACACCTGCTACGGGTGCTAAATATGCTATCACTGGTCCTAACCGTACACGTTTGGGTAACTATACTCAAATCAACGGTAAGACAATCGCTGTATCAGGCACACGTCGTGCAGTAGATCAAGCTGGTGTAGCTGACGAATATGCTTATCAGTTGAAAAAGCGTGGAACTGAACTACGGCGTGATGTTGAATTCGATATGGTTCACTCATATAACGTAGCAAATGCTGTTGGCGTACAAAACGCTAATGCACGCTCAGCTGGTGGATACCAGTCTTTTATTAACTCAGCATCTACTTGTAACTTTGTAGGTGAGTTCGAAGCTCCTTCAGCCTCTAGCTCTAATGCTGGTACTGATGCACAAGGTACAGACACTGTACGTGGATCAATCAACGGTGGTACTACTGCTCCTGCACGCGGAACTCTTGCATTGACAGACATTGACGCTGTTATGCAAAAGATTTATGAGCAAGGTGGTAAGGCTAGTAAAGTTATGTTGTCACCAAAACTTCGCCGTGACTTTTCTGATTTGATGGTTTCGGATACTGGTGTTGTACGTAATATTGACGCAGGTGGAAAACTTCGCCAGTCAGTAGACGTATATATGTCAGACTTTGGTGATGTGATGGTAGTCCCTAACTACATCATGGGTCTCTCTAATTCTGTTGCACTTAAAGGCGACAACGGAACTGCTTTC